CCTGAGGTTACTTCAAAAGTGTACCTCAGGCCAGATTCAAATCTGGATGCGAATTTGGATTCCTTACTAAGCAAAGGTATTAGCAGCCCAGTGTTACACTGAGGTGTCGCTTACACAATACTTGGCGAAGCAGTTCTGTTACTTCCTGAGGATGTACATTACTGATGGACGTAGCGTCCTAGCCAAGCACGTGAAAGCAGACGCGCTGAACCTAAGAAATTTTTATTTCCAGTAACTGGATTGGACACGAAGACCTGTCATAGAACTTCCCTCCGCACTTGTGGTGCGTAGAAGAGAATTGATCTGTGTAGTCGGCGTGCTTCTCCAGACCCGCCATCTCCCTCAGGGAGGTAGGGAGGAACTGGATGCTTCTTGGGTCAAACACAGAAATGTGCTGACCTAGGAGGACCCAGATCCTACTGAAGTAGAAATTAAGCGACTATAGTCGGCTGCCCGGAGGGCAGCTAACGAATGCCGCTTCGACCTTGAGAGAAACATGGTAGACGCTCTGAAAGGAAATCGTTTCCGATTCAGTGCCTATGCCTCCCATATATCCCTTTCTTCATCTGCGTGCTTTGAAGCACCTAGGAAGGAGGGAGGGAAGCAGGGTTACGTCTCTTCATGTATCTCAACTTGGCTTGTCACACCCTTCAAGGATGCGAGAACAGTGGATCTTCCGCTGTATGGCCAAGTATCATGGGAGGAGGGGCAGTTGCCGCTCACTCTTGTACCTCCAAAAACTTCTTTGGCGCCTCCCGACATTAGTCGGTAGCTGAAGTAGTGGGAGATACATTAGGACAACAGGAAGCTGTTTGATGCAATCTTCACGAGGTAAACCTCTGAAGGGCTGTTTTTGATCCCTAGGAGACTGATGGAACCCCAACGATTGGGTTTCCTCGTCTACCTCTGGGCCTGCCTTGATCTCGAGTCACTCAAGATCTTGGGCGATTCGGAATAACGACTGGGACTTTCTCTTGAAGAGATGCCGAGTTGTACCCGTTTCCCCGTGGCAGAACCTGGGAACAAAGTGAGGATGGTGACTATGACGCATGCGTCTTTGTCAATCTTCCTCCAGCCATTTGCTCATCAGATGTTGTAGATCTTGCAGAACGACCAAAGTCTCACTGCAGGGTTAACCCGAGGATACCAGGCGTGGCAGTGGCACTTGCGATTGAGTCGCTTGATGCCAGGCTTCTCCGAAGAAAACGGCCATTTAATAGCCGGCGACTACGAAGAAGCAACTGATCACATTTCCTGGAAAAGGGCTAAAATTGTCCTCACCAGCTACTTGAAGAAGCTGGGTCTCGGTTCAGTCTACAACCTTACCTGTATAAACCTTTTATTGTCCCCTAGACGGTTCGCCGCGCTCGAGAAGCGTGGTGTCACTGTCGAAGGCGAGTTTGTGACGACTCGGGGCTGCCTCATGGGCGAGCCCGGGACTAAGGTTGTCCTTAGCATCCTTACAAAGGTTGCTGAATGCTTAACACGAGAGACACTCGGATT